AAATCTACGAGAATTGGGAACCGCTCGATGATCAGCGTTTTGCGCACTATGCCCAGCGCCGACACACGCAGCTCATCAAGCTCTGCCTTGTTCTCGTGTGTTCATCCGGTGCAATGGTTCTGCGTGAAGACGATATTGTTCTGGCTAATACTATCTTGGCAGCGGCAGAGGACGATTTCTCGAAGGCTCTTGGCCAATTTGGAAAATCTCGCTATGCCGAAGAAGCTTCAACCATCATGGACTTTCTGCACCACGCTCAAGAACCTATTCTTTCTGAAGTTCTATTCAACCTTGTGCAACAGAATCTTGACAAGTTCGCTACTTTCCAAGAACTCATGGGGAATCTGATGGCCTCAAGGAAGATCAGGATGGAAGGCAACGGTTACGTTGCAGTGGAACAGAAGGAACGCAAATTGGAATACGTGGACACAAATATGTTGGACGGCATCTGAAGTCCCCCGCTACTATCCCCCGAGGTATACCCCCATGAATCTTTCAGAGCTTGGTTATTACCAAACGATTGAAAAGAAAAGCCGTCTAGTCTACGGCGAAAATGCAGTACGCGCAATCAATGGTCTTGTTGTTCCTGCGTATCGGCTTTCTGATGCACAGGGCAACTGGCCTTCCATTGGAGGCAAGCCGAAAAGCGCACATGCATTTGCACTCGTGCAGAAGCTTTCCGGATTGGCTGCAGAAGGTCAGAGCAAAAAAATTCCTGCACTCTCGCACGAGGAGGAAGCGCTAGCGGAACTCTTGCTAGGCGTCCTCGCTTATGCGGGAGGCAGGAACATTGATCTAGGTCGTGCAATGATGCTGGTGCACTACGCTAATTGTGGAGAAGTGTGATGGAAGGTTTTGGCCCAGAGAAAAGAAATTACTGGCTCATAGCCTTGATCATCTTTGATCTGCTGCTGATTCTCTGCATAAATTCTACTCCACCGAAAACACTCGCTTCCTGCTCGCCGGCGGAACACACTGTAGATGTGCCCAACCGGGAGTAGAATTCGGATGTTCCAAGTATAGTCCGCAATTCAGCAGCACTTCCTGATCTTCATAGCAGAACGCATCAATCGCTCCATCAGAATCCAAAAGGTCAATGGCAAGCCCGCGAAGGTGGTTAGACTTCCGGGCGCCATTGGCCTTTTTGTTTTCCTGCGGCGGACGCCAGCCAGATGTAACGATAAAAGGCTTAGCGTAAATCTTCCGCAGCAGATTCACCTGATACAAAAGCCATTCCGCGTTCTTCACAATCTCTGGTGTGAGTTGGGCTGAATACTTTACATCCCTTCCCATCCAGTATTCTTTCAGCGTCACGATTCCGGAGCTCATTCCACGTCTCCGCCCGCAGCTTCCTTCGCAATCCACTGAAGCCACGGCTGCATGTCCGGATCGTTTTCATAGCGTTTGGCCAATCTAGCTGCCACATCGCTACCCGCTTTCTCGTTGTTTCGCACGAGCCAGCGTTGCAGGTTCTTCATCTCGCCTCCCGAGTTCGCATATTTATCCACGAACGTCGTCCACGTATTCAGATCGAAATCTCCATACGTGCGCACCTGCGAGCGATAGTCCTGCCCCAATTCCTCCAGCAACTTGTTGTCCTTGGCCTGATACGCAAGAGTTCTGTATTGCAGATCACGCAACTTTGCTTCATCGAATGGGCGCCCACCAGCTGCGCGCATCAACGTTGCAAAACTGAACGGCTCCGTATCTGCAATCTTGTTTCCTTGCGCATCCAAACTCTGGCCCTGAAACGTAGCCGCAAGTCCAGCAAGTCCGCGATTCAAACCACTCTGCTGCACGGAAGTGAGGAACGAATCCAGCGCACGACTTGGTTCCCCGCCCGGCCCCATTGTAGCTACTCCGTCAATAATGCTTCCAATTGCGGAACCCAGTTTGATGCTTTGCGCAATCGCCGGAATAGTGGCAATTTCGGTGGGCAGGAGGATGGCCGTGCGCGGGGTGAGATCTCCACGTCCGTACAGGTTGACGTCCAACAGGCTGCTGATCGGCCCATACAACATTGCATCGGCGTCTTGCATCCTTGTGTAAAGATCATTGCGTTCCGTGTTTCCATTCTTGTAAGCGATCATGGAGTTCGCAGCGTGGAAGATCGGATTCGACTGCAAGCCGAACGTTCCTGCCTGAATTCCCATGAACACGCTGATTGCTTTCGTGTCACCTTCACCCATGTATCGCGTGAGGTTCTGAATCGTGTTGAACTGGAAGGTTTGATACAGCGAAACCGCACTTCCAATCGGGCCATTGAATGCAATCGGGCGCTGCGAGCCTACGAAGTTATGCTGCGTACGACGCACATGTTGAGCCACACGCACTGCACGGAGCTTCTCATCCGTAATGCCTGCACGCAACAGCACATCATCAGCCGCGTGTGCACTTGCAAACTGCATGAAGTTGTTCGGCTTTTCTACCAGCCAATTGCGCGCAGTCTGCAAGAATCCACCCCAAGCCTGTTCCACCAGATTCGGATCACGGCTTGCGAAGCTGCGACCCAAGTTCTCATGCGCAAGCTGGTAAGCCATGGTCTGCGGCGTAACGATTCCACGATCCACAAAGCCTTCCCATTGCTTCTGATACTTGGAAGGATTCGCCCATGAGTCGAACGTATTCTCCACCAACTTGAACGGAGAAAGCATCCACTTGCCGCCCAAGGTTGGATCTTTGATGGCCACGCCTTCCAGTCCTTCCACGTTTCCGGAAAGAAGATTCCGGCGCAGATTCTTGAATTCCGGAATCTGTGTGAGCGGGAAGGACAGGAAGTTCACGGCAGTGTTGAGTACATCAAGCCCCAGCTGGCCCGTAGCGAAGAATCCATTCATTCCCGTAACGAGCTTTGTAGCTGCACGAGGGGAATGGGAAGAATTAATCACCAGCTGTTGCGCAACGTTCTTGTAATCCGTGCCCGTGAGTCCGAACTGCGAAACAAACTTGTTGAGATGATCCGCGAGTTCCGAATTGGCAAGATCGTATTCCTTCGCATTCGCATACGGAAGCTTACGCAGAACGGAACCCACGGCCGTGTCCGAATTAAGTGCGCCCTTGAATCCACGGGCAAACTTCTCATATCCACTTGCAAAGACTTCATTCATCGTCGCATTGGCTTTTGCAAAAGCTTCGTACGAACCGACGTTGGACTTGCCGAGCAGCGTATTCTGCAGCCGCTTGAATTCATCCGAATTACCGCCAAGCAGGGACGTGGGTGCGCGGCCAAGCGTGGACTTCGTTGCAATGTCCAGACGCTCCTGCTGCTTTCCAAGCGCATTCAGCACGGGCTCATAACGAATCTTCGTGTACTGCAGCGCAGCCGCGCGCCCGAAGCCATCGTAATAATTGATCATGCGATTCAGCTCTGCATCACCATTCGTGCCCAGTGGCGTGGCTGCAGAGCCTTTGCGGAACGAACGAATGTCCGCTTCCATGTTGCCGAAGAATTCGCCCGGCTCGAAGATTCCCTGCAGCTGCTTGTCCAACTTGATTTCATCTCGCAGCTTAATGTCGTCCAGCATGCCAGCTTGAGCCTTACGGACTTCCGCAATTTCCAGCTTCAACGCATCATCGCTCTGCGCATGAATCATGCGCTTCGTGCCATTCTTGTACTTCACCATGGCCATGTAAGGCGAATCTTGAATCGGAGCCGCATACAGAACATCGCGATTCAGCAGCGATGCAGTGTTGCCCTCGAACTTCTTGACGCTGTTGTACATATCCACGACATTCGGATGCAGCTCTTGCATTTCAATCTGAAAAGCCTTGAGCACATTTCCAGTCATGCCGGGCAGAGCTTTTCCGCCATTCTTCAGAACGTCGCCAGCTTCCTTGTCAAACAGATAGCCAATTTCCTTTCCGGCTTCCCCTTCTACCCGCAACGTCAGGCGCGCAGGATTTGCAGAGATCGCATTCTTGAACGTGGCCCATTCTGCACGATCTTTCTGATTGCGCAGCAGCGGCACGATCTTGGACTGCACCGTAGTGATCAACTTCTCCGCAATTGCGCGTCCGTTGTTTTCCGTCATCGAGCCGACTTGTTCCAGCTGATTGCGGAATCCACCTGACTTACCCTGCGCCGCGAAGTTGAGAAGTCTCGCAGCATCCGACGTTGTGCCCGTTCCTGTGATGGATTCCGGCAGCATATCCACCTTCACGCCCAGCCGCGTCATGATCGGATCCACAGTTTCCGAAATCTTTGCGCGACGAATCTCTTCGAACGATTTCTGCGTGAGCCCTGCGAGTCCGACTTCACGATCCGTGATATTGGCAAAATTGTAATCGACCTGCAGGAAGCGCGGCCGCGTCATCTCCTCGTCACTCATGCCTGTGTAGCGATACTTCGCATTCGGCCCATTGATTACGTCGCTGTTGAGTTTCAGCTGAATCGCATCATCCGTGTGACCTGAGGCCGCAAGCTTCCCGCCCAAATCATCGTTGAGATACAGCTGCCGCTGCGCAATGGCCTTTGAGTCCGCGAGTTCCAGCAGATTCCCTCGTGCATCCACGATTGCGGCCTTGCCATTCAGCTCCGCATATTCGCGCGCAGCCGCAAGATGGAACGGATTAGATTCCAAGAACGCCTGCTTTACTTTCTTACCTTCCTCGTTCAGGATTTCTTTTGTGGGAACGAACAGCTTGCCTTCTCGACCTGCGCGCACCGCAACCATATGCAACGCATCTGCATGGCCCGCATCCATCTGCGTGAGATCATCGAAGAAGTTCTTGGGCGTGAGCTTCGTATCGCCCACGATGGCCGCACGCGGATACAGCTTCACGCGACGTTCAGCCGCACCCATGATCGCGTTGTCCGAGAGCATTCCCGTACGCGTATCGAGATACGAAATCACGTTGCCGGGCACCTTATCGCCCACACGCTGCACCGCGCGAAGTCCCAATGCAAAACGGGAGACTTCTTCCAGCGCATTCTTGTCGCCGTAGCTGGAGAGCTTGGCGATATTCTTCACATAATTGTCCAGTGAGGGGTGCAGATCACCATCCGGCACGAGCTTCTTTGCAGCATCGCTCGCGGACTTGATGAACAGATTACGCGAAGCATCGTCCGTGAATTCGATACCGTTGCGTTCTGCGAACATGTTGATCAGATTCAGGTTCGCATCCAGCCCCTTAGATTCCGTAGGTACGAAATTCTTAGACTGAAATACGGTCTGCGCGTCCGAGATGGCCTCATTTGCAATGCGCTTCGAACCGAAATATTTGAAGCCCACGCCAATGGCGCCGCCGAACGCGGACTCGATCGCGAAGTCCTTGAACGTGTAGTCTTCGAAAAGATTCGTATCCTTGAGGAACGCGTACGAAACCGCGGTCATGGCTGCCGATTCCTGCACAGCCGCAACGGCGCCGGCCGCATAGGCTTTGCGCGTAGCCTGCCACACTTTCGTGTAGTCTCCGAATTCTTCTGCGCCCTGCGCCGCAAGCTTGGCCGCACCCTCGAACTTACGCTGGTAGCCGGCTGCATCCAGAACGTTGTAATACTTCAGCGTCTTGGAAACTTCCGCAGCTTTGGAGAGATACGCCATGGCCTTGGCCGTACCAAAGCCCGGAACAAAAAGCGACCCGATTTCTCCAACCGTGTCGATGCTTGTCTGGTTGTCTCCGTAGAACTTTCCGATGGTGCGCCCGTACAACTTCTCTACGGATTCCTGAGATTCATCCCACACATCGCCCAAGCCCACGAGGGACGAGGCGCCGTTCACGAGGACTTGCGCAGCGTGCTGGATTGCAAGGCCGCCATAGACGAGCGGCTTCACAAGCGTGGGAAGTTCATCCTGAGAATCCAAGGAGGCAGCGGTTTCTGCGTATGAAAGGTAGCTCATTTGATCATACCCGGAGTGATGTTAAGAGATGCCCGGCGCTGCAAATCCAAAGCCTTTGCTGCCTGCGCACGCTGGAACTCAGCTTCCACACGATTGTTGTTTTCCAGCAACTCCAGCCACTTCTGGAAGCCTTCCTGTCCCACAGGCAATCGGGCCATATCCTTGTCCAACGAAACTTGGCCCGTCCAGCCGCCCGATTCCAGCTTGTAAATCGTGGCCGGAAACGTAGGCTCAACTTCGTGGCCCAACAGATGGCCCGGAATCATGCGCGATCCGGCGACGGCAAGGGATTCCTTCAGCTTGAAAAGATCCACCAAACCGCCCGGATATTTCTTTGCTTCCATCAGCAGCCCCTCATCCGAGCCGCCGTCAGTCACGATCTGATTCATCCAATACTGACCGACCTGAGTTTTCGTGGCTGCCATCACGCGATCATTCGAAAGCAGAATGTCTAGATTGTCTGTGCTGATTCCTTTGTCGCTCTTGCCATCCTTCGGATTTTCACCGAATACTGCAGAATCAATGATGGGCGCAACGTAAGTCAAGTACGGCGTGACTTCGCGCACCACTACGCCCGGAGCACTCGGATCCACGAACTTCGGCGGATTCGTCCATGAGAACGGATTCTGCGTGGACTTGGAAAGCGGAACGGCCGAGAACGTTTTCGTAGTCTTGTCCAGCGCCTGCACGTAACGATCATTCAGTGCAGACACAGCCGGAATCATCTTGTCCAGCTGCACCGTCGTACGGCGCTGTTCCTGATTGTAGACGAGCGCACGCAGCTCCGGATTCTTTTCAAAGACTTCCGGATCAATGGGCTGGCCGATTTTGGAAGCCCGCAGCACAATGCCGTAGGACGTCTTTTTGTCCGGCGACATTTGCGAGACTGCATATTCCGGCATTCCGGATTCCTGAGCAATGAACGTGTTGAGCGCCATTGCATCTTCCAGATTCTTCGTTGCATCCTTGGAGCGCAGCAGCCGCTCCTTCTCATCCGCCTCGAATTTTGCAATCTGCAGATTGTCGAGTCGCGTTTGACGGGCGTCCTGATTCAGCATCTGTGTGGTGCGTACCCCAGATTCCGCCGCGCGCGCACTAGTCTCAGCCGCATTCAACTGCGCATTTCCAATAGTACCAATGGCTTGCGCACGAATGCCTGCGCCCTGCTGCTTCAGCTGTGCATTTGCTGTGATTGCGGCCAGCTCATCCGCTTTGGAATTCTGCGAAGTTTTGAACAGCGAAATCGCATTGTCCGCCGCATTGCGCAACGCCTGCTGCTGCACGCGAAGCTGTTCCTGCTGCTTGCTAAGTTCCCCGATTACGCGCTCGCCCGGAGTAGAACCTGTACCGAGTTTGATGATGTTATCCCACAGACGTTCGCTGCCCGTGCGATTCGCATCTTCTTCACGAATCTGATTCATCTGTTCGGCAACATTGTACAGCTGCGCCTGCGCCATTGCGACCGTGCGCTGGCCACGAACGCCGCCAGTCAACCGCTCTTCTTCAGCTTCCAGCGCACGAGATTCTTCGATCGTACCCAACATCTGGGCATCGGCCGCATTTTCCAAACGCTTGGAAGCTTCAATTACGTCCTTCTGACTGGCTGCCTGTTCAGCTGCCACGCGATCTGCAATTGTACTCTGCTGATTCAGCCGCTGCGTGAGCGTGCTAACCGCATCTGCAAGTGCCATTTAAATTCTCCTTAGCTCGTAGCAGTATCAACGGAGCCGGGCTTGCGCCCGAATAGGCTGTCGATGATTCCACCGATTTCGCCGATATCTTTCACCGTGGAAAGGCCATCCTGAATTCCACCGAGAAGCCCTCCACCCAGCTGCGTATTTCCAGTGCCAGTCTGATCCAGAGTTTTGGTGAGATTGCGCGTAGTTTCTGCGCCTTTGAGCGCTTCCAGCACATTCGCGGCGCCAGTGAGATTACTCGTCTGAATCTGACCATACTTGCTGATTTGGTCGAGAGCCAGCGTGGAAGCAGATTCCGAGGCGCGCTGCACGGCATCATTTGCAAGTGCGGTAGAGCCAGTGGAATCGTAGCCGCCTGCCTGCACCTGACCTGCAAGAATCTGCGGAATTGCGCTTTCGCGTAGCTGCCGCGTCACAGACTGCACCACGCCCTGCGAATCTGCAATGGCGGCATCGCGCGTATACTTGTTTGCGTTCGTGCTCATCTGGGCTGAGAGTCCACGCAACAGAGCCTGATCAGCAGGGCTCAGCGTAGTCTCACGGAAATTTTCCGTAGTGGTGGATTTGAGCGTGGAAGTTTCCTTGCCCTTTCCGCCGCCGCTTCCGCCCGTGAGGCTGTACTTTCCGCCGCCCCCGACTGCGCCCTGCAGCCCCGAGCCGAGGGAGAATCCAGCTTTGGCCCCAGCGGGGCCACCAAGAAATCCACCCACAACGCCACCACCGATGGGAAGAAGATTCTGTGTGCCAAACTTCAGGGAATCAAACTTCTTGCCAGTCACACCCTGAACGAGAAGATCCGTGGGCTTCGTGACAGGAGCAATTGCAATCTTGCCAACCTTCTTTGCAACCTTCTTAATCTTCTTGAAAAAGCCCATGGCTTATAACCCCTTGTGAGTGGCAAGTACGACCTGCCAGATGAACATGAACATTGTGGAAATCATGCCGACTGCAATCAACCCAACTAATCTTTTGATTACGTTCAAATCCGAAGCCATGACTGGGAGAGGTTCGACAATCTTTTCCAAATCTCCAAGCCGTGTGTTCACTGTTTCTCGATGCATCTTGCACAATTCTTCGTGCATTTGCAGCGCAGTGGGATTCGTAATCATAGACATAGTTAAGTTTCCTATTGGGAGGCGACACCCTTAAATTTTTCGGCTGTACGTAGTCCGCCCATTCCGAGCACTACGCCAGCCAACGAAAGTAGCGTATCCGTTTGCAGCTTAGGAAACACGAGGGGACTGTGCAAACACAGGCAGAGGAATGTAATCATCGGCCCGAGCACAAAGTCAAGAAACAATCCACATGCGCACACCCACATTATGGCTGGACGTACACCAGAATAGTAGAATGTGCGCATGGAGTTTATTTCTCTTTACGGAGTGGCAAACACGATTTCACACAGGGCGCGCACGAGCGGTTCCTGCACAGTCAGATCATCGCCCGGGGAAATGGACCAGCGATGATAAGACTTCGAAAGCTCCACACCATCTTCCATTACGCGCGTGGTCTGACGCACCTGCACGCAGGGAGTTTCGGAGCCGAGGATGATTTCGAGCTGCTCGATTGCAACAGTTTTTTCAAGTGCCATTGGATGAGTTCCTGAGAGATTGTGAGATTAAACTTCGTACGAAACTGTAGCAACAATGGTTCCAGCTGCGGTATAAACTGCATTGCTGAAACTAGCTCCAGAAACGCTGCCACGAATTTCCAGCTGAGTACTGGCGCCAAGCCCGTGCACAGATCCAGTAAACGTTGGACCCCCGTAAATTCCAACTGAAGCCACAGGAGCAATTGTTCCTGCAATTGTAAAGGGGAGTCCAGTGACCAGCAAATTGCCAGCGCCTGTGCCGCCAGTGTACGTCATGACAATCTGGCAAGTTACCAGTCGGCCAGTCTTTGTATATGAGCCAACACGCACACTGTACGTTGCCGTTCCCGGAGTTGTTGCGCCTGCAACGCTGGGCGTAAACGTACCTTCCTCATAATCATCCAGCGTATTCGGATCCGTGCGCGCGACCTGCGTGGCCGGAAACGAAATGCCATCGGAAACTTGAAGAACACCTCCGTTGGCCTGAGAGCTCGTGCGCCCAATAAGAAAAGTGCCAGCTGCTTCGATTGTTGCCCGAACGAGATTCGTGGTAAACATGCGAATCGGCAGAAAAGCTCCTGCGCCCTGCCGGCCTGAAATAACGTCAACAGCAGAAGCATTTGCCTGTAGCTGCCCATAACTTGCCGAATCTGGGGCAGCATTGTTATAAACGCTCATTGCGCCAATAACAGATGTTCCATTTGGAATCACAGAGAAATCTGTAAATCCATTCGTCGTAGAAGACTGGGCCATCAACCGGTTTGATGGCGTTCCATTGGAGAAGTCTCCAATCAGGCGCCGAATGGCCCCCAAGAAACTCAGGTTCCCGGAAATTTCTTCATTTCCCGTGATCTGCAGCTTTGCGTTGCCGCTGTCCGTCTGACCACCAAGAATCGTATTTGCAGCTGGGCTTTGGAAGATTCCTACGATATTTGTGCTGACCGTGGAGCCGCCCGGCGTGACCGTGAGATTCAGCTGCGGGCGCGGGCCGATTGCATTAACGATCAGATTAATCGTCGATGCATTCCGATTGCCCACATCCACAACGAAATACCGATTCGCATTGTCCGCACTTGCAACGACGCGGAAATTCGTCAGCATTGTATTGCCGCTGAAAGAATGGTTCGCAATCACCGAAAGAATGTTGTTTCCGAATGTCTGCGCATTTACGTGCACGATAACGAACTGCTCACGATTCGAACCAGTAGCCCGAATCATGTACGTGCCGTTCAGCCCACCGCCGCCCGCAATCTGAACGGTTCCGTCGGCAACAACACCAAGAGTGGGGGCCACGGATTTGTACGAGCCATCCGCATCCGACGTAGCCATCGCGTACAGCTGCGGAAGCTGCTCCAGCAACGTGCCCGCAGGAATCGTACCGATTGCGGAATTTCCAACCTTGCTTGCACCAGCCGCGGAAGCGAGATACGCCCAGCGATTGAGAAAAGCTTGCGCCTGCAGATTCATGATCTGGCCCGGACCACTTCCGGCCAGTGCAAGATCCGTAGTTTCCAGCTGACGAATATCGTCAAAGCTGGGTGATTCAACGAGATTGGTCATGGGAATTCCTTACGAGTTATCCTGCACCTGAACGCGGGAGCCGATCGTGAAAAGATCTCCCGACTGCACACCAATCGTACCCGTACGCACAACACGCGTCAGTACATTGGATGCGGCCGCGCCGTTCAATGCGCCAATCGTGGCAATGGAGAGTCCCGTGAATTCCGTCGTTCCATCAATGCTGATCTGCGAATCGAACGTATTGTTGTCCACGTCCGTGTTCGTTGCGGCCTTGATCAGATTCGTACCGGAGCCGGACGGATTCAGCGCGGTCTGCGTGAGGCTGAACGCGGTGGAATCCGTGGTTACGCCCCCATGCGTGATGAGCGTCTTGAGCGCATTGCGAATCGCAAGTTTGCCCTGATTAAGAATTGCAAGTGCCATTATGGAATCTCCGTGCGATTTGCTTCAACGTAAAGATGGATAGCGTCCAGATTGATGCCAGATGCATTCACTGCTGGATTAGAAACAGTGATGTATGCGCTCAGCTGCCCAAGCGTAGTCCAGCTGCCTGCGACCACGGAGGTAAGATCATACACCAATGGAGTCGTCAGATTATTTATCAGCGTGGTGAGTGCAGCTAGCTGCACATCCGCGCCACTGTTAATGCGGTATCCAATCAAGCCCTGCCCATTTCCCAGCGTGATGTTCGTGGTCTGCACATAGAAACGCATTTCCACTTTTGTGATCGTGAGCAACGTCTTATCCAGCGGCGCTGCGTACACCCCATCCAAACGCCCTGCACGTGCAGCGAGCGAGTTGCCAGCAAACGTGGCCAGTGTACCGTTCACTAAGCCTTGCGCATTCGTAATTGTGGCCCAGTCGCTACGGCCTGCAACGGCCGACTGAGTCATTGTCGTAACGCCACGCGTGGAGACTAGATCAATCGTAGTCTGCACGATTTCGTACGCGGGAATCTTCAGCGGACGCGCAAACGTAGCCACAGTCTTGTTTGCAATTGCATATGCAGAATTGATAGTGACACGGAATGTGGCCGTCACGCGGTTTGCGATTGCGATTGCAGGCTTAACAAAGGAGGCTAGCGTGAAAACATTGCGCTGCATTGCAACTGCAACCTTCGTTGGGACCGTGGCTGAAAGTCTAACGATGGAGGCCATAAACGCGGGCGTGGCCTTGGAATTCAGCGTGACGAGATTCCTCACGAACTGAATTCCCACATTTGTTTTTGCGGCCAGCCTCATGGAAATCTGGCTGGCCGCAACAGCAGTTTTCACGTAAGCACCCACAAGTGAAAGCTTGGACCGCACCGCTACGGCTGCAATGGGCCGCACCACGAATTGCAAACCCGCAGCTGCGACTACGTTGTAGACTTTCTTGATTTGCGTCAGGAAGATCTTAGACATATCGGTAGCCCCACACGGAAACCGTCATGCCCGTAGGTGCAAATACTTTCACTGTTCCGGTTCGGAAGGGAATCGGCTGGGGCGCCCCATCTTCTGCTGGAATTCCCTGTGACGCGCTCGGCGTGCCTCCAAACGGGTCAACGCGCGCTTGCGACGTCCCTGCGGCGCTTTTTGCTTGGACGAAAACCAAATCCACAGGAGTAGTAAAAGTAAAAGTAAGTACAGCACCGGCGCCAGCTTGATCGGCAAGTACTTCTCCGGAATCGTAGTGGTCATAGCTCTGTACGGAATCTGCACCTTGGGAGAGAAATCGCGTATTGTACGTGCCCGGAAGATTGGAAACTGCGAATGCTCCCGGGAAATTATTTACGCTGACCGTTTCCAACGCTGCAAGTGTGGATGCATCCAGCGATGTAAGCAGCGTTGCGTTGAGCTTTGCGACGGCCAACACAAGCTGCGCTAGAACATCGGCTTGCGTAGCTTCTTTACTGAGTCCTAGTGCGAGAGTTGGCATGGGAATCCTATGGAGTTACGATGTAAAGATCGTCGATTGTGAGCCCTGCGCCCACGCCCACCGTTTTAATCCACAAAGAATCTTGCAGAACAGGGCTTGGATCGGTGGCTTGAATGTACACGTTCGGATTCGATCCGCCGCCGCCCCCACCGCCAGAACCAATGAGCGCCCGCAGCACATCCAGCTCCCCGGAGACTGCACGAAACGCATTGTACATGCGTTCGAATTCGCGCAGCTCCAGAGGCTGATGTGCGGAATCTGGATTTTGAGGTAGCTGAAGATCGACGGACATTTAGCGACTCCCGGATTCCTGACAGCGCACGATTACGGTTTTGAGTTCGAAGTTCCCAAGCAGCCCGAAGCCAAACTGCTTGGAAGTCTTACGCAGTTTAATCACGGGACTCCATCCATCAGTATCAATGTACGGAAGCCGCTGCACAGGTTCTGCAAATGTGGCCTGTGCAGAATTGGAGTTGGAACTCCAGAACAGCACGGCGGCCGTCAGATCTGCAAGATTGAACTCGTTGAATTCGAACTGGTGGATGAGCGTAGGCCGCTGCTTGAAGATTGCAAGTCGGCCGAACAGCAGCGCCGGAACAAGATCTGGATCCACAACGGCGCCATCCTGCAGCTGCACCTTCGTATAGTTCAGCATCTCGCCCAGCAGATTCACGCTTGTGAGCTGAGAAAGTCCGCCGCTCGTGAAGCCCAGATTCTGAGTTGCAAGATTGTAAGGCGTAGCGATCTGGTCATTGTAGCGTTCATCTGTTGAAGCATAGTTCGCATAGGTTGCAAATTTGATTCCATCTTCCAGCCCAAGTCCGTACAATGAAACGTGGGGCCGCACGAGCTTTCCCCACTGGCTCAAATCTTTGTCGAAAATCACAGCTTCCAAGAACACCGGATAGTCCGCAGCTGGATTTGCAGGAACCGGACCGTATGAAAGCCCGTAATAACGATTGGAAATGATGCTGGGCTTTACGTTGAACGGAAGACCATAGTCCGTAGGCTCAATGCGATATCCCGGAAAGAGGCGCCCGCCCTGCGAATCTTCCACACCTGCAAGAAAGAAACTCCCATCCAAAGGCCATGAGCCATCGAGATACAGGGGAACACCGATGGAGGCGGAAACCAGAACGAGCCGCTCACGCCGGCCGACCTGCGCAAATTCCGTGAATTCCGGCATGATGTTTTCCGCTTTAGCTGCGGAAACCTGCTGCATTCCCTTGGAAGTCCACACGAGATGGAAGTCCAGATTCTCTGCATCTGCAACGTTGTAGCCGAATGAGATGCCACCGCTGCCCTGAACTTCCCGGAAGATCCACGGAACATTCGGGTTGCCACTGTACTGCGCGGAGACTGCATTTCCCGTGCTGTAAACGATGAATCCGTTTGCAAGCGGGAACATACCGATAATGCGGCCGCGCAAATACGAAATCTTGGTGGAGCCTGCGCCGCCCAACGCGGGAGTAAAGTTCAGACGGGCTCCGGGAGAATCCCAGTACACCGTATCTTCATCCGCAATCAGAACGTAGCCGCTGGCTCCGCACATGCAATTGATGTTTGCGGCCGTGATTGCAGTGAGCGTAACGGATGAGAAGCCCAGCGGGCCCGTATTCATCTTGTATGCGCCCAAACCTGCAATCATGAAATACTGCTGCCCATCCACATGAGCAGTGGAGAATTCCGTAAGCGCCGTGATTCCCGGAATCGTGGTCTGATACGTCCACGAATTAGAACCCGCCAATGAAACGGCTGCGCCCGTGGACGTGAGCGCAAGCGTGTACTTCATGTTGTCCGGCCCAACGACCTGCTGGGAATTCTTGAAAAGCTTCCCTTCCGTTTCCGAGATGAGCTTACTTTTCACCAGTGAGGAATAGCCGTACTTTGTAGGCAACACATTCTGCGCATACAGAATCTGCGGGGAGAAGTTCTGGGCTAGCTTTCCTCCCGCAGCCTGCTGACCAATTTCCTGAAGCACGGCCGTGCGCGGCATATCCGTCGAGAGGAACGGCATAGATACAGAATCGAGGGACAACTCAACAGCACGGCCGTAGCTCATGGAAATTCCTTAGTTGGCGACTTGCATGGAGAAGAACAGCGTATCAGTCGTCGTGGGCTGCGCAAGCGCACCGCTCGGCAGATTGTAGAACGTAACGCGGATCGTGCTGGAATTGATCGTGCGCACGCGCCCAAACCACATTCCCGGGTCCGCACCATCCGTACGATACACGCTTGCGCTGATATTGCGCACGTTCGTGGAGAACATGGGCAGCGAAAGTGTAAGATCGTAGGATGCAACGTCACCTGCAACGCGCGTAACGGCCGTGATTCCCAGACCTTTCAGCAGCGTCGTGGGACCGCCAGCGCTGGAATTCAGATTGCGCCACGTGACGGCAACAAACTGCCACGTCGATTGCACATCGTTGAACACCGTGTAGCCCCAACGATCGCGCAACTGTTTCAGCAGAAGCTTGATCGCACGAAGATGCACCTGTGCGCCATTTGCGGGAGCTCCAATCGGATCAGTATCCGTAGGCGTGGTTGGATCGTTAACATCAATGGCCATGTGGAATTACCTCAGAAACACGGAACGTTGGAGATCGACTGCAAGTTCTTCAGCCATTGCAGCAAAGCGCTGAGCTTTTTGCGCCTGATCAATCATGATCAACACGTATTCTGCAGCCTTGAATACGATGTATTCCTTGTGATTGATTGCGATTGCAGAATCCGAGAAATCAGGAACCTGCAAGTAATAATGGTTCAGCGTCGTGTAGGGAGAACGGGCCCGAATATTCAGCGAGCCGCCCATGACCCAATACACATCCGTTTTGTCCATGATTACATCGGAACGGAAATAGGCTTGCGGCGTAATTTCCTTGAGAATCAAGGGCTCCTGCACGGAATCCGTTCCCAGATACACCGTTGCACGGTAGCGATCGGGAAGAGCAACATTGTTGATTACGTCGCCGGACGCTGCGATTGATTGCACCTGCACGTCGAAAGAATACTCCGACTGGTAGTGGCAGAAGCGCAGCGCCCGGCGAAGAGCGACCAGCGTTTCTTTCGTGAGATCTTCACGATCTGTGCAGGTGTAAACATCGGCATAGAAATCGCTGATCGCAGGCATGACTTACTCCGCTTCCCAGACCGGCGCGCCGGACTTCGTGGCCTTGCGAATTTCCGCAATGTGCGTCTCGTCTTCCACGATCATTTCGTTGCCGCGGAACTGCAGAACCGTGCCGTCCGTCATGATCATTTTGCTGTTCGGGAATGCGGTGAAGAATGCCGTACCTTTGTCGGCCTTGGCGACTTTGCGCGCAGCGATTTCCTTCTGCTGCTGCATCGCCAGCGACTGCGCGGCTGCGATTTCTTCCGCAGTCTGATCGGCAATGCCTTCGGCGCCGCTCGTGGTTGCAACTCCAGTCTTGATCATGGTTTTTACTCCGTGTGTGGGTTTATGAAACATTGAAGCTTAGTGCGCTTCCAGAAAAAAGCGGAGACAGCTGTGAAGCCGCCCCCGCTCTCTTGAAGAAACGCGCTTTAGCCAGCCGCGCCTGCGGTGAGGTTGTAGATCACGACCGAAGTGGCCGGGTTCTTGTACTCCAGAGTGAATTCCGAAGTCAGCGAACCGCCCATCTGATCGTTGCCCACGCTGCCCGACTTATCCGCAGCGCCGTATTCCTCAGCCATGGCGCGACGATTGCCGAGATACATCTTGCGCCAGCTGCCCAGATCCACGGCAATGGCCATCTTGCTCCACGCAGTGTGGAAGTTCATGATCGGATGTTCCATCAGCTTGAACGTGCCTCGCGGCATCGTGAAAGTCTTGAAGGAAAGACCGAAATTCGCTTCCGTCGGGCCATCATCGTTGGTGATCTGATACTGCGAGTTCAGACGCGCAATCGCATTCAGAACGCGCAGAGCCTGACCGCCAACAACGAGAAGCCGTTCGTTGCCCACGCGCGGATCCGTCTGCGTGTTGAAGCACGGATCCAGAAAACCTTCCAGCTGCGTGTAGTTCGTGGTGGCGCCAGCGGTGAAAACGTTGCCAGCGGCCTTCAGGCGAACGGTGTTGACGATACCATCCATCTTGTGCAGCGGTCGACCGTTGAGAACGACACCAGCGCTCGGCGCAATCGCTTCGCCGAAGATGATGGCGGCTTCCTGATCGCGCATGTGGAATTCCACGCAATCGCGCTTGTTTTCCGCCACGTTGCCTTCGCCAGCGATGGTCTGAATCGCACGCAGCGTGTCAGTCAGCGCCCACGAATTGCGGAAAATCTGCGTGTAGTTCGCAACGCGCACCGGGGAAATCGCAGCAGCGCCCGGACGGCTGGAACCTTCTTCGAACGCGGTGCCCACGCCAGCGAAAATGTCGCCGATGTTGACAGCGGCCGCAGCGGTGGTGCCAGTGGCGCGACGCGCGGTGAACGTGGTCGCAGTCGGCACGGTCAGAACGAGAACCTGTTCATACGTGCGCAGATTCTGCAGCATCATGCCCGGCAGAATCGAAGCGGTGGAGCCAACGGTGATGGTGGCATCACCAACGAGCGCGGTGGCGGTGGTGGTAACTTCCGGATTCACCATCGTTTTGGTGTACCAGAAGTGCTCGATGTTCTTCGCATCGCCAGCACCCATGAGATCGAGAATCGCGGAAATCTTGCCCATGCCACCCGGCATCAGACGGACATATTCCTTCGCGACGGAAAGTGCGGCGAGATTGGGGGCGAAAACGGTCGAATCGTCGACGCCACCGTGAAAACCTGCAACGTAAGCCATGAGAAACTCCTTGGGAAATTAAGAATGAATTATTCGGACAACCACTTCGCTGCGAGGGGCTTCTCGTTCAGGGCCTGAGTCTTTGCGGCTGCACGCTGCTTGCCTTCCGGCGAGCCCGTGTAAATGTCATTCGCAAAGTCTTCCATGAATTTCTGTGCGTGATTCGCAAGTTCTTGGGGTGATGCGTTGGGATATGCCGCTTGAAACTGCTTCTGGAGTTTGTCGAGCATAGGCGCGTACTTCGGATTTTCGAAAGCAGGATTGACTTTCTTGACCGCCTCGCCGCCCATCATCTGCTTGAAACGCTGTTCGATCAGCTGGTCGATCTGCGACGTACGCACAGAATCATGCTGCGAGAGAAGTTCCTTGGACGATTCCGCGCTCGCGCTGTAACCTGCGCGCGCAACGAGATTCATCATCTCCATCATCGCAGCTGCATCGCCACCCGCAGCTTTCGTCATCAATTCCGCCGGAACGACTTCCGCAAAATTGATCGAGGAAACTGCCTGCTGCAGCGCCTGCGGATCGGTCGGCTGGAAAACGGGCTTGGAAGTCGGCGATTCAATCGGCTTCGCGCCCCAGATTTCCTTCGCCTTGTCTTCCGAAGTCTTGCCCGCATCGCTGCCACCAACAGCCGCATTGGCCTTCATGATTTCGCCCTGCGACGGCGCGTGCTCCTGGCCGTTTTTGATCGTGCCCGGATTCGCCTGCGGCTCGTCCTTCTTCATTGCGCCGCCCAGCAGTTTTTCCAGAAAGTTTGCCATGTTATTCTCCAGTGAGTAGATAGTGCATCAGTTTGATTTTCCCGTCCAAGCGATGATGATCAACAACTTCGCTTATGGGGATGAGGGTTTTTTGGGCCAACATTTGTGCGAGCATGTGTTGAAGATATGCCTGCGCGCCGGGGTTCATTAATGAGGCGAACAGGTTTTCTTCATTTGGCTCTTCCGTGGGTTTGGTTACGACACGGACGTAATACTCTACAAACTTTTCTTCGGTGCGTGCGGGATCCATTACAGAACTCCCGATTGCGGCTGCTGCGATGTGGCTGCAAGTTGCGAAGGTGTGGCCTGCTGCGGCGTTGCATCTCGACGGAATGAATCCAGATCCGGCGCATTTCCCAGCGCACCAATGTAGGCCATAACTTTGACCACATCGAATTGCGCCTGAATCTCCGGATTCGTGGTGACTGCATTCAGCAGCTGCCCGAGGAAATTAAGATCTGCAATCTTGTTCGTGGGCAGCAAACCGTCGGACAGTTTATAGTCCAGCGCCGCGTCCTGCATGGCCTGAGGATTGATTCCAATGGATTGCTGAGCCTTGGAAAAATAGATCGCATCCGGCTTCACATACTGCAGCACGTTCGATTTGATGATGTTCTTAATGGGCTCAAGAAACTGGGCCTGCACGAACAGCGCCATCGTCTGCGAGCGTGCATCTGCATTTCCGCGAATGTCTTCATATTCGCCCAGCGTGCGATTGCCCTTGAGGAACTGGCCTTCGAACGGCTTGGAAATTCCCGAAATGCTGCGGCCCATGTCCACGATCTGCGCAGCATCCTGCACGACTGCATTGGCTGCGGATGGATCGTACGGAATCGGGAAATAGGCTTTGCGAATATCATCAAGGAACTTGTTGCGGCGCAACGGAATCTTGGCAGACGGGTTGCTGGAATTAATGTCTGCTTCCGAGATGTACTCCGGATTGTAGATTCCACGATCCGTTACGTTGCGTCGCGCACTGTTGAGCTTGATGTTCCACAGCGCGGATGACATGCCCTGCGTTTCCAGCAGATTCTCCGCAAACGAAAGCGTCTGCGAGCCCAGACCATCTTCGTAGGGCGCACCAAACACCATGGGAATCATGTTGTGCGCATTGGAAAGCTTTTCCGCGTAGATCAGCACGGAACCGTTGACGAGAATGAGCTTCCAAATTTGCGGCGTTGCGGACTGCGGAACTTGCAGGCCATGCTCTTCCGGAATCAGGCGCACGTACATCGTGATAACTTCATAAATATCACGATAGTTGATGCGCTTTTCCATCTTCTGTGGCGCATCCTGCAGCCAGCCAGCGGCGCCGGTAAGTCGCGTCTGCATTGCATCGAACGACATTTTGTCCGTGACTTCCGGAACATAATAGAAGCTCGGCCCGCTGCCGCATTCGAGCGCTTCCTTGAAATTGCGCATGCGATGTTCCGGATTCAAGTCCTCAAGAAACATCTTGAACTTGACCTTGGACATGATTTCCGTGTAGCCAGCGTATTCGCCTTCCTCGTGCACGTTGGCGATTTCCACGCGCGGATCGTAGAACGTATTGTACATACTGTGCCACACGATGGAATTGCCTTCCCACACCGTGGCTTTGGGCGCAATTCCTTCAGCCGTGGACTGCAGCGCAAGACTCTTCTTCGTATTCCACACGACTTCCACGCACATCTTGTTGTACTTCAGGCCATCGCGGAAAGCCTTTGCAAGATTCGGAGCCCACTTGGCTTTGATGGAATGGGCCGCATTTACAGCGTCCATCATTTTGATGGCTTCCGAATGTTCCGGAGCAGCCACAGCCGAAAAGATCGGGTAGCCCGAAAGGAACACACCGGCCATGTATGCGTGCATGGATTCCACCTGCGGGAATAGCACGGGCACCACAACGTCATCAAGAATCTTCTTGCGCCGACGCTCGTTCAGAATCTTCGTCGTACGGCCTTCTGCGTCGCGGAAGTTCTGGCGCGCATATTCGCGATCCACAAGTTCCATATTGTAGCGATCATCTTCGCGTGAACGTGAGAACGTGCACAGGGCGTTGATGTAGCGCCGCAGCGAATCCATTGATTTCGGGGTGATATTCATATTCCTTCCGGGAGTTAAAAGCGGCTGGTTTCGTGGACGTCGCGCACTCGGCAGACGCCATCTTCCTGATCTGCAACTACGCCCACATATTGCAGCTTATCCCAATATTTTGCGAGTACAGGATTAGCGTAGGCGCATACATCTAGCTCATCGTCTACGTTCTTTTTCTTCAGCGGATTGTACGAAGATGCCTGTGTGATGATGAATGGCGCAACTTCGGGATGGATGAAAAGATCTTTCTTGATCCAGCCATCCAACATATCTTTGATGCGCTTGGCTTTTGTGAGGCCGCCCGGCGTGATGGGCTCCACGGAAATTCCGCTGATTGCGCGCTGATTCATTACGCGGATGAAATAGAATGCAAGTGTGATTTGGTATGCAACAGCTTCCACGCAGATAAGGGATACAGGATATTGTGCGCAGAGATTCAACGCTTCTTCCACCGTATCTTCATCGCCCCACTTGCCACTGTGGACTGCGCGGACTACGACCTTTTCTTCCACAACGTAACAGACTGCGATTGCAGTGTTGTCCGAATCTGGCTTTCCTGTAGCCGGGTCAATAATGAGAAAACAGGAGTCCGGGCCCAGTTCCAGTGGATACGGATATTTCGGCACGAGCGATGCATCGAAGAAATCTAGCGGTGCGGCCGTTGGATCGTTCATCACCTCAGCGAGAAATAGATGCGCCTTGTTGAATTGCTGGGCTTGACGATAGTCGGAAAGTAGCGAGGCTTTCGTACGGAATTCAGGCCACAGAGATTCTCCATTGGAAAGGAGTCCTGCAGAAATAAGCGAGATCCAGTCCGGCGATTTGCGCAGCTGATTCAACATGCACTCTTCATTGTACATGTTGCCAAGATAGATCGTGATGCAACGCTCATAAGAACGCGCGCCGTATAGCGTGGTGAGGAACCATTCGATAAAAGCTTGATTCTGCACTGGGCTCATTGCGGATTCGCGCGTTTGCGCATCGTCCGCAATGATGATTTCCGGGCGCGTGTTGTGAATGTTCAGGCCGCGAACTGCACCTTGCGCGCCCAATGCGTACAGGATGCACTTCTTATCGTGGAACTTGAAATCCTTTTGGTCCAGCGCGTCACGTTCCATGTCCGTGCGCCAGTTGCCGAACAATACGACGTAGTTCGGCTCACTCATCATGTCGCCAACGTCCGCAATAATTTTCTCGGCCAAGTCGCTTCTCGCCGCAATTACAAGAACGAACCTGTAATCCGTGTACGCAAAGAGCCACGTGCAGAAGAGCTTTACGAGCGTCGTCTTTACGAAGCCGCGCGGAAGCCCGAGCGCAAATCGCAGTTCCGTTTCCCCGCTGCATGCTGCGCGCACTAGCAACGCCCAATAAGCCTCATGTGTGGGCGGGAAATCCAGCTTGAAATCTCGCCCCATTACGACGCGCGCGTACAGATTCAGCGACTGCGGAAGCTTGCAGGCTTCGCGCAATGCTGTCGGATCAAGACTTAGCAGCTCCATCGGTGCGGCCATGGGGGGGGGACGTAATGGGAAAAATAGAAAGGGAATGGAACTTAGATTTCGAACTTGGGCTAAGTGTTTCCGTAGGAGCTAGGCTCTAAGCTTAGGATTTCATTTTGCATGATCTGACTATCCGGCTTGTATTGCGGCTGCGCTCGCGCCCACGTTCTTACTTCTTAGCTCTTACTGTTTCAGCCCAAGTTCTTCCGGACTCGCAGAAAAAAGATCCATGATGGCTTGCGAACTCGTAACTTGATCCACGAGCTGCGGCTGATGATCTTTTGCGAGCTGCTTCAGCTGCGCAGGGCTCATGGGCGCAAGCACAGTTTCACCCACTGCGATGATTTCTTTATTTGAGTTCATGACGAATTGCGAATTATTGGTCTGGGCCACGGAAATCGTGACGAGCGTAGCGGACTGGCCTGCATTCGGAAGCACGGGCGGCGCTGCGGGAGCTTTCTTCGTGGAAACGACCTGCAGAAGTTTCATCTGCTCGTGAGGTTTCATGAAGTTCACGGTGCGCACGAGATTTGCAAGGATCTTTTCTTCCAGATCCAGATGCATTCCGTAGATCTTGTTGGCCCGATCTTCGCGTACGGCTGCGTCCTGCATCGTTGCGGCTTTGCGTTGCGCGACTTCGGCTGCGAACGTGGAATCGTTCAAGAGCTGCGAAACGTAGCCGATGGAAACGTCGGAAATTCGGGCCGCATCCGCGTGCGATGCGCCGCGCACAAGAAGTTCCAGAATCATCTTCTTGTTGTCGCTGAGAGATGTGGTCATTTGGATGGATCTGCGTTGGATTTTCCAAGTACGCCAAGGACTTTTCCCTTTTCGTACTTGGAAAAATATTCGTTGAGGCTTTTGGGGCCCATATTCTTTGCATTCTGGGGTGCAGGTTCGAAATCGAAGATCGGTTCTCCATCCGCAGTACGCGCCCCAGAATCTTTCCAGCGACCGCCTTGCCGCCCAGCGCGCGAATATTGGGATTCTTGTGAGAATGTTGGGTGATTCGGCTTCTTATACTTATCTCCGATGTGCCCATCCGAGCCGACTTGCATGGAACCAGATTGCAACTCGCGCCACGCACCGCGCATATCGTAATCGTAAACATCTTTGGTGCGATTGTTTGCGGCTGCCCAAGCTTGGTATGTAGATTCTTCGGATGGCGAAAGTTGCGTATTGAAGCGGGCAGAATAATCGTTTGGATCAGATTGCTGCGCCAGAGCGGCTACAACTTTTTCCTTACCCATGAAGTGCATCCCTCTATTTTTGCGGCTTCTGGCCCATGGGAATCTGACTCTGATTCCATGCCTTATTTACGGCCGTAGCTTCCTTGGCCTGCGAAATGATTTCATCCGCAGTTTCCGTCAAACGATCCAGCACGCTGCCCGGGGATTCATCAGCTTGGCCGCGCAAGCCTGTGGCCGGATCAATTCCGGAAAGTTTTGCAAGTGCGTCTTGAATTTCCGTATCGTTTGCATCGTACAATTCGCTGCCCACGGCTGCGCCGATCATGCCTGCGCCCGCAACTTGGCCGATTACGGGAATCAGCCGCGTGAGTGCGCGCGAGTTTGCTGCTGCAACCATTGCGCCTGCAGCCGGATTTCGCAGTCCCGTAACACCCCCGCGCATATTGCCTTGCTGCATTTGCTGCGTAAGTCGCCGAATGTCTTGCATGAACTTGTCGCTGTTCAAATATTTCGGCTGATTGATTTCCTGCAGACCTGCGCCAAGTCCTGCAAGATTGTTCCGATTCTGCATCTGCATGCGCGCCGTATCGCTCCGCGTTGCCGTGGTGGCTCCGAATTCCGATGCGGCCGACTTTGCTCCCAGCGCTTCCTGCACACTGTTTACGCGCGACCGCCCGATTTCCCGCTCCCACTTGCGGAATTCCGCATCCGAAGTCTTCTTGCCCATGCTTGCGCTCCTAAAATTTTCTAGAAAATAAAATGCAGAATCTGTAATCGTATCTTCTACCTGCGGCCAGCTCTTTTCTCCTTAGGATCTGGTGCGGAGAACTCAAGCTAAAAAAGTTTAGGAAAATTGGCGGGGTGCCAAGATAAAGGACCAGCGCGTGCGGGGCAAAAAGGACCCCACCGGGTAGGGTAATGGTAATTGTTGTTACCTGCTGCAGCGCAGCAGTACGGCAGCGTATGGGTGCAGTGCAGCATGACAGATGATTCAGGATTCAGAATACGGTAGCGTATGGGAATACGGGAGGAATACGGGAGGAATTAATTGAATGGTCGTTTAATTGGGAATTAATTGAATGGTCGTTTAATTTGGCGGCTGCACCATATTGGTGCAAGTTTGGGCGGCTGCACGAGTTTGGTGCAAAAGTGACAAAAAGTGTCAGAAATTGGCGTGAAAGTGTCAGGTATGGACAAAGCGTGTCAGGTATCAAGAAGCGTGCCAGCAAATTAAGTGCGGATTGTGTGAATGAATTGTGTATAGAATGTTTCGCTGAAAAGAAAAACATAATGAATTCAATGAGTTAGAAATAAGTATGTGAATTTCCTGTGAATTGGCACCGGCATTGCGTATATATGGCTCAGGTAAAGAATCCTCTTTACTAGCGGTTCACTGGAGCTTTCCTCATGTCACAGAATCAGAACTCAGTTTCCCTCGTCGAGCTTTTCGCGCTTTCTATGGTCGATTCGGCGCAGGCCGCCGGCACGCGGGCTCAGACCGTCCGCAGCATTGTTGAACTGGAAAACATTACGGACGGCGAAAGCCCCATGTTGGCCGCTTGCGTGCTGGAGACGTTTAAGATGCTGGCGCCGCTGAATGGTCTCGTGGGCGAAGCGCGGGCCGAGGCGCAGAATCGTTTTAACGCTACGCTCCGCACTGCGCTGGTGTCGGCACTGCGGCCGCTTGGATTGACGGCTAAGCTGAGCGTGAAAGCGGACAAGCTGATTGCAGGCCGGATCAAGGTTAGCGTCACCGTAGCGGAATGGGTTAAGCCGGAAAAATCCGCATATGAACTGCGCAAGAATTTGGAATCGCTACAGGGGCAGCTGGCCCGCTTGATTAAGGAAAACGTCCAAACTGCGGATGAAGCGCAAAATGAAGCGCTTGCGGGGCTTCTGGCTCAGTTCGAGACCGTTGTTGGCACATTTGCGGATAAGCTGTAAAGAAAAAGAATTTGCTTTAAGTCTAGGGATTCTGCAGAAATGCGGAGTCCCTTTTCTTAAATCAATTTCAGACAATTTCAGACAATTTCAGTTCCCAATTCGAGCCTAGCTGCGAGGAAAGAAAAGATGAAAAATATGGTGGGAAAAGCTGTTTTCAATGCGATGAAAAAGGAGCGGGATAGCGCGCGTGCAGAATTGCGCCGGATTCAGGATGCAAAAGAAAAAGCGGAAAGGGAAAGAATTAAAGAAACTGCTTTAAAGGAAAAAACGCAAAAAGTTGCGGATATCGTGTTTCGCAAAGCGACACCGGAAAGGCCGAACACGGAAAAAGGGCGCTGTATTAGCAAAGAAAAATTCGGGCTGACAGCACTGGGAAAGATTCAGGGAAAGAATATTGGGCTAAGAATCCTGATGGCTCAAAAGAAAAGTTAAAATCAGGTCTACGCAAAAAAGATTAGTTAGAAATTATAGGGGTGACAAAAAAAGTCATCTCTTCTCCGGCTCAAAGCTGTGGATAACTTCTTGCAAATAGTTATCCACAGGCTATAGGCTTAGATGATTTCAACTAAACTGTCACACGAAAGACCTAAGCAAATTCCCATAGAACAGGCTCCAATACGGTATAAAAGAATTCCCATAGACTTCAGCTTAAAAGATTGAAAATCTACGCTTATGCTCTTGACTTCCTAGCGCGAGAGCATAACCTTAGCCCTTCATTCGCTTCGCTCATTTAAAGCATTTGCTTTAATTCTTTTACGCAGCCCCACGCAGCACAACAACGGAGATACATCATGACCGAAGCACAGATCCGCAACATCGAAAAGAACATGGCCCGTAAGGGATTCGTGGAGTGGCAAATTCAATGGGTTCGTAACTCAATCCGCAGGACAAGCAGCAAGATGCTGCGCCGTAAGCGGTATTGGCTCGGAGTATTCATGGGTACGGGCAGCAAGAAATAAGGAGCACACAACATGAGCAACAACAACGCGCAATTCCTCAAGCACAAATGGCGATTCTATCGTCTGTGCAGCACACGGGAACGTTACGGCGTGCTCCCGCACAGGGAATACAATGGAACGTTTTTTTGGGAAATCCATCACGCTCCCACAATGGCGCTTGCAGCTTCGATTCTGTGGCATTGCGGAGAATACATCTAATGCACAAAGATAACTTCGCACTCGCACAGGAAGCGGACAACGTAATCATCTGCCTCACGCATGCACAATGGAATCTCCTGTTCCACGTGCTGAATGGACTGAGCACGGAAGATTTCAATCGCGGAGTACGCAAAGCCGCGGAAGTGAAAGAAAACATCGGCGAAACTCCGGGCCTCACGCTCAGTCGTGCAATCAGCCAATTCATCAATCCGGGTCATCCGGCGCTGTATTCCAACAATGGAGAAAATGCATAATGGACACAGACGCAGGTATGTTCGCATACGGCATCATGATTCTTTTGAATCTTCTTTTCCTCACTTGTGGGATGCTCGGCGCATGTGGTATCGTGTGCTTCATTCTGCAGCGGTGGTATAAGAAGCAGCGGGAAGATAAGCGCGAATACACGAATTAAGCTTAGCCTAGCGCCCACGGCAATCCAAACCACAGGAATCCAAATGAGTCACTCCGCATACAAATTCGTAAGCCTGCTCCTGTTTTCCACCTGCATCGCACAGGCCATCGCATACTTCCAACTCCGTGCGGCATGGAACGCAGACATTGCACAAGACACGGACGTAATTGCGGAACTCATGCAAGAAGTAGCGGAACAGGAAGACTGCGCGCGCATGGGCGTACGGCAAGGAATCTAGGCTGCGCCCACGGCAACATAAGAAATAAGAACACAGAACCTAAAATTAAAGCATCTTGCTTTAAAGCCACACCCACACACCCACACACTCACACACAGGAAATAAAACATCATGAGCAAGATCGAATCCAGCGTTGCACAGGAAGTCCATGCACCGCTTACGCTGCGGGAAATCGCCAATACGTGGAATACGTACAGTGTGCGCATCCGGCTGTACGAGGAAAACACGGAAACGAAAATCTGCAAGTACGTGTATCACAACGTGCTGTGCGTCGCGGAATCGCTGGAATCCGCAATCGCATATGTGCGCAAGTACGGCTGCCCGAGCGATTGCTACATCGAATCCGCCAAGGTGGTGCCGAATGGCGTGATGATCGCCGCGTAAAGCAAGTTGCTTTAATCGTGCGCGTAAGCATAACCTTAGGTTCGGATTCCTTCGTCCACTGAACCTAGCGCGCACACTTAAAGCAATCTGCTTGATAAAGAACTTACTTGCTTCTCACACTTCCCCACGCTGCACAATCGGAGCTGCACATATGCGAACCACAAACAATCGAGCAAAAACCCCATATCAAGTCATCACATCCTCTGAGCCGCATTACACGTGCACGATCTTCAAGTCCGGCAACGTTGTGCACACGATACGAGCACAGGATCTTTCCCATGCGCAGCTGCTGAAGTTCGCAACGACGGGACTCGCAATCGCCGCGCGCACCGCAATCAATGCCACGGGAATCCCGCGAGATGAAGCTGTGCATCTTTTTATTGAATCCGTGAAGTTCAACGAGGCGAAAGCCAAGAAGCCACAGGAGTCTTAACGCCATGCCTAATCCATTCAACCATTCCCACATCCTGTACGCGCCGCACGGAGAAGAATATAGCTGCAACCTGCGCGTATTCCGCTACGCAAACGAGCCGGAGCAAATCTGCCTGCGATTCACCGATTCCCAGGATTCTTCCCCCATCTGCACGATTACGAAAGCGTTTTTCGCGCCGTACCTGCGCGCGGATCAGATCATCGTGGATACGAACAACAATCCGGGCATCATCGCCACGTTGCACGATCACGGAATCATCACGGATTACGTTCCCAACGTAGAGATCCATTCCGGCTATTGTGTGTATCCCGTGCACACGCTCACGCACGATGCCTACATGTGGGCGCAGAAGAAGCTGCTGGCGCACACGCATTAAGAACTAAGAGACATATCTCATGCACATCCTTTCACATCCAGACGTACGCTGCTATGCGCTGCATCTTCTTGCACTGAAGAATTTCAATCAAGCCGGCTATCTCAGCCAAAGGCAGCAGGAAAAGTTTTGTGAGTTCTACGAAGACTTTCTGCAACTCCATATTCCTTCAGAACTCCATGCTCAACTGCAAGAATTCATCGAAAACTAAGCTGCACACGCTACCCGCTTGACAAGCAAAGCAACACAACTTAACCTTGCATCTCCGCTGCAAAAAACCGTTGTTCCCAAACCGCTGCACAAATCCTAGGAGTTTTACCATGACCGCAGTCGCCAATTCCATCAGCATCGAAAAGAAGTTCCGCTTTCAGGCCAGCAAGGAAACCAAGCTGGAAATCGCGAAGAAGATTTTCCCGGCGTTCGCTGGCCCGGCTGAAAAGATTTTCGCCTTCGCTCGTGATCCGGACAACACGGATGTGGATGCCAAGCGTGCGTACGCCAAGGCTGTCGGCGAAGCTGCGCTGCTCGTTCCGGTCACGATCGGCGTTCCGAATGCCTCGAACATCGCCGTCGAAGATATTCAGCTGCTGCTCAACAGCACCGCCGAATATCGCGCATGGGAAATCGTCAAGGCCGCGCGCATGGCCGGCAGCGAACTGCCGGCGCAGCTGATTTTCGAATCCGTGCAGGATTTCTTCCCGGAAGAAGCGGCCGAAACCGCCGACGATCTCACGGAAGAAGAACTGGCCAAGGTTCCGCTCATCGTCAAGACTTTCATCGCTGCCGTGTGCGCCGGCAATCGCACGACCGCCACGTTCTACCAGCTGCTGCTGGAAGGCAAGCGTTCGGAAGTTGCGAAGTTCTACATGGGCTCGCCGGAAAAGGTCGAGAAGTTCCAGTCGAACATCAAGATCGGTCTGGGCAAGTTCGCCGAAAATACCGCCGAATCCGTGGACAAGGATATCTGCGCCAAGCTGATCGCGCTGCGTGAGAACATGACCAAGCGCCTGTACAGCAAGTTCAAGGATTCGCTGGCCGCCAAGGAAGAGCTGGAGAATCTGGATCTCGGCGCGATGTAAGGAAACGTCGGAATCCGTGCGCGAGAGCATAACCAACCCTAGGTCTTGGGCTTGCGCACGGATTTTCTTGCAATCACTTTCCACTTTCCGGAGCCACATATGGAAACTTTCACGCAGCCCAAAATCACGGGCTATCGGCAGCTTTCTCCCGAAGACGCAGCGCTCATGAATGAAATCAAAAAGCACGGCGAAGAACTTGGGCAGCTAATCGAACGGCTGAGCGCAATGCCGCAGCTGGATCATCGCTGGATCAACATCGGCAAAACTCAGTTGCAGCAAGGAATCATGGCGCTTGTGCGTAGCGTTGCACAGCCGACCAGCTTCTAAAGCATCATGCTTTATCCGGAGATGCAGGCCCATAAGCTTGCACGCGCTTTTAATCTGCATCTCCACCTTTTCAAGAATCATTCTGTTGCACACAAGTACAGCGTGGGGTTGTAGCTTGTGATGCAAACATGCCGCAACAGAATGATTCTTTAAGAGGTAAGAAGTAAGAGAGCTACGGCTCCATGTTCCACAGAAAACAACGGATTGATAATCCATTCGGAACTTCCATGAAACAAAACTCCCCCAAGCTTCCCAAGCTCTCGCTCACCTGTGCATCCACGGGTCTGCCCATCGGCTACATTCCGCCGGCGCGTGCATTCATCGGCTATCAGCCGCACATCGCATTCGCTTCCTTTTCCTTGGAAGCTGTGCGCGGACTCGTGAACTACGCGCTGAACGATCCGAACGCGCAGGACATTGACTGCAAATATGCGTTCATGGGACTGCTATATAAAATTCCCCCGCAAGTCTTGCTGATTCACGACATGCCCAAGCCGGATTGGGAAAAGCTCGCGTATCTTCTCAAGCCTGCGGGCCTGCGCATCTTTGCGTCATTCGTGGAACAGTGCCTCAATGCTAAGCCCACGGATCTCGAACTCCTTGTTCCTTATCTTGTATCCAACGGCTACCACGCATCGAACACCGATCTCGCTGGCATTCCACGCATCCTTGCGCAATGGGTCGCAGTCTTTGCGGACATTGAAAAGGAGCGGCGCGCACAAGCTAAGCTGAAGCCTAAGCTGGAACTATTCCGTAAGCGCAAACCGCTCAAGAATGAGATCTATTCCATCTTTGATTCCCGGCGCTCATCTTCCAAGCAGCTGCTTATCTACAGCGCGCAGCTTGCGCACTTCTACGATCGCGAAGATTCTATTCTCTGGCACCAGTTCGTAACGCAGCCCATCACGTTCCCCGTGCAGAAGATTGAAGACTTCCTGCGCAACATCAAAGCGTGGAACTCCGGACTCGAACGCGTCGATGAATTCATGCAGCTTTCTTACGCGTTCGTTTCATGGCTGGAAGATGCGCTGGCGCAGGCGCGGCTCGAACAGTTGCAATCATTCGAACTCACACGTGCAGTCTCGCTCGATGACGTATTGGTTCTGCAAGAGAATGGAATGGATGAAGAATCTGCAAAGGCCGCTGTGCTTTCCCGCACCGATCCGAACGAGCCGACGATTCATCAGTTCGATTCCGCATCTAAGTATCTTGCAGCGCTCAAGCGTTATCGTGCATCGCGTACTGCATAAAGCATGATGCTTTATCTTTCCCCTTTCGGGCCATAGAATTGCGGCTCTCCCCTGCGCGACTAATCATCCGCACGCACGCAATTTCTTTTCCCCACGCCGGGCCGTGTGCATAGACTCGCCGGCGCTTTTCTTCTTCTTCGCTGCACCCCCGCCCACTGGAACCACGGAACCCAGAACCAAAATGAAAATCGTATCCTTCAAAGAACTCGCGGAACAGAAGCGCCTACGCGAAGCTGCAATGGAAGCGCGTGCAGCCGCGCCTACGGCAATCCTTCCCCCGGCCTTGGACAAAGAAACATTGGAGCCAATTTCCAACGCGATTGTTTCCTCCGCCACGTCCACGCGCAAAGCCATCGAATATAACGAGAAGCAATCGGCCGCCATTCGTTTCGCTGCGGATTTCTCTACGCAGGAAATGGTCATCATCGGTAGCGCAGGTACAGGTAAGACGACGACGCAGCGCGGCATGGTGGAAACGATTCTCCCGTTCCTGCCCATGTTTGGCGGCACGAGCAAGACGCTGACGCCCCACTCGCCCGCAATGGTCATCACCTGCCCGACGAATCGTGGCTGCAAACCAATCAAGCGCGCAGTCGGTGACTTGCTCCCGTCCAACATCGCAACGAATCACAAGATTCAGGAATACGAACCTTTCTTCTACGATGTTGTGGATGAGAAGGGCAACACGCGCAAGACGATGCAGTTCATGCCGATGCGCAATGCGGAGAATCCGATTCCGGAAATTCTGCTGCACATCACAGATGAAGCCGGTCTGTGCAGTGTAGAAATGGACAAGCAGAATCGCGCGGCCATGCCGAACGCACGGCGCATCTACAGCGGCGATATCTATCAGCTGCCGCCCGTGTATGGCTCATCCATTCTCGGATTCAAACTCGCCGAAGCCGCAGCCGGAAAGATTCCGCTCGTCGAGCTTACGGAAGTCTATCGTCAAGCGTTGGACTCGCCTATTCTTGCCCGCGCAATCGAAGTCAAGAACGGATTCAGCGAATCGTTCAGCGCTGCAAACTGCAAGAAGAAGTGGACGCAATCTTCGGACTCCGGCACGCTCGTGTTCACGCCGATTCCCGATTCGCTTGCGCGCTCGCTGCCCCGTGGGACGGATGAAGAATCCAAGCATGATCGCCTCGACGCAATCATGAAGTTGAACGAAGTGTTCGGTAAGAACTTCCAGTCCGCATTCCGCAATGGTGTGTACGATCCGGAAGAAGATGTGATTCTCATTCCGCATCGCAAGCCCCACACGTTCGGCGCATATCAGCTGAACCGTTTCATTGCGCAGGCCATCAGCGAAAAGACGGGCAACGCAATTCAGGAAGTCATTGCGGGCTTCCAAAAATATTATTACTCCATCGGCGACCGCGTTACGGACGGCAAGATCGAAGGCAACATCACGCGCATCGTTCCGAACATTAAGTATCAGGGACGCACGCCGAAGCCCTCCAATTCCACCGATCGTTGGGGCCGACCGCTTCCGGGCCACGAGGAAGATCTTCCGGAGTTCGATCTCACGGCGCCCACGATTACGAACGACGAGATTGATGCGTTCCTCACGCAAGACCTCGGTGAAGATGCGCAGCGCAAGCAGGCTGCGTCGCACGTAATCTACATTCAGCCGAACGATGGCAATCCGGAATTCGCATTGGAATCTGCATCCGATCTGAACAATATCAACTTTTCGTACGTTCTCACGGTGCACCAGTCGCAGGGTTCAGAGTGGCGCAAGGTCTTTCTCATCCTGCATCCGCTGCACTCCACGATGTACAAGCGCGAGCTGCTTTACACCGCGATGACGCGTGCTCGTGAATACTGCGAAATCATTGCGCGTCCGGCTGCGTTGGAAATCTGCTGCAAGTCTGCGATCATCAAGGGTGTTACGCTTGCAGAAAAAGCAGAGTACTTTAAAGGCAAGATGGACGCGGCCTCGCGTGAGATGCAGGAATGATTACGTCCTTTCTATTCTGGACGATTCTTTTCTGCGACGGCTCACAAGCTATTGCCTACGTAGACCCAGCCGATCGCTTGGATATGTCCGTAGTCTACGGCTACGTGCAAGGCGCAAGTGCAGCACGTTACATCGGTTACGATTCCAATCTGTATGTGTGTGGTGAATGGACTTTGGAGGAAGCAAGATGAGCACAAGAATTACTAACGTAACTCACCCGAAGCAGGCCGCAGCTTTCAGGGACAACTTACGCAAGAAAGGTTTGTATACGTACACGCATTCCAACTTGCAGCGTGAAGTCGTGAATGTGTACGATGATGAATTCGCAAAGGTAGTGAAAGCTGCAAAACTTCCCTGCGAAATTCTACCTGAGAACTGGGCCTGTGGAATCATTGTGAGTTTCAAACCATGATCGCATCAATTCCCGTTGCAAAGTGTGAGCAGTGCACATTCATGCACATGCGCAAAGATGCAAACGCCCACTGCTACATGTTCAAGTGCAAGCCCGGAAACTTCTGCGCTCAATACAAGAGCAACATCCGGGACGCAGGCTCTACATTCGGCGGTGGCCGGCGCACGGGCAGGGAAACGCACCCATGAAGATTACATTCCATACACCAACGACGCTTGCGCCGAAGCCGCAGCCCAACGTGCGACCCGATGCAAAGCGACGCCTCGTATACGGCCAGCCCTTTCTTCTTCCGCGTCCGTTGGAAAGCTACATGGATGAGGAAAAGAAGATTCTTTTTTAGGAGACTTCGATGGCTAAGCGTGCAAGGGAGTCTCTAGGCTATCTAGTTGTACGTGTGCGCAAGGATGGAATGCACATCGTATGCAGAACAAAGGGCGATTACAGTCTGTCTCCTGTTGTTGTTTATTTCAACGAGGCTTCCTTGTTTTGTGAAGATCTCAAAGCTGCAAATCCGCTGGAACAGTATCGTGTTGTTGAAGTCTACCTTCCTTAACCTAGGAGATTCCCATGAAAGCAGTCAACGTCAAAGTTTACACACTCACGGAAGCGGAACTCGTCAAGCTGTTCCACATCGGATTCAAACTTACGGATGCTCTCGCGCCGGACAACATGCGCACGCTCGTGCAGGCCGCAGTCGCGAAGTTCAAGAAAGATTCCGAGGGCTAGTCCCATGAGCCAGCTCGAACTTTTTGCGCGGCGTTCCTGCATCTCCTGCGAGCAAGACATTAAGCACGGCGTGGAAGAAACGACATATTGTTCCGCTGCGTGCATCGAACGCATCATCGGAATCTTGCAGGAAGCCCGCACACCGGATCGATTTTTCATTCAGCGTTTGCGCAATCAGCGAGGGGCCATCGAATCATGGATGCTAACTTCACAGTCTTCGGACTAGGCCGGCCATCGCAAGAAGCAAAGATGGCAGCGCTCGCAATCTACGAAGGCCGCATCATCTACACTAGCTCATGGAAAAAAGATTCAAGTTTCCGCGTAGTCTTGCATCATGAACTGAAGCGTATGCGCCCAGCGTTCGGCCATCTTCATTTGTGCGCCGTATCGCTCGGCCCAAACTTGCATGCCGTGGCAGGGGGATTGACTACTTGGGGGGCTAGAGCTAAGCTCTCATCTTACTTGACCCCGGAACGAATCAATGATCTCGCAACAGATGCGGAAACAAGATATCGTCCCACTTCTGGAAAAGCTGAAACAGAATGGCACGATGTTGATGCGCACGAAGGAGCCGCAGAAATTCAAGGAAGCTCTCTCGCGTTGGAAGGAAAAGCAGAAGATGCAGGGCCGACTATTCTTTGAGGTGGAAGGCTACGAATTTCCGCCGGATGGGGAACAGGTCTGCATATTGATGATCACATACCAATTGGAAGAAGAAGGAGAAACGGAAACATGAATTTTGAAAAGCCCATCGAAGAAGACTACTCCAAATTCATCGAGCAGCTCAACGCAATGTCGCATTCGCTGGAGCAGCGGCTCCCGGAATTTCCCGGCCAGCTTACGCGCTTGAATGTTCTGCTTCTGCAGCGTCCGGAACTTGGCAACATTCTTTCCGAGGAAGAAATCGGCGCGCTCATGAAGGGCGTAATTGCAAACGCTGGTGTGCAGTTCACCATCGGAGGCAAAGCGGGCAGCAGCAAGGCGAAGTTCAAAGCGGAAGATCTGGATCAGCTGGAACTGTAAGGAGCGCGCGAAATGGAAGAAGAAAAAAAGAAGTTGCTTTACGGTTTGCGCATTGCGCTGCGAAATGCAAAAGATACCGAGGCTTTCTATTACGATTGCGAGATGGTGCGCAAAGCGTATCTTACGGGAATCATAGCAGCTGCTCCGGGAACTCTCGTGCGCGTGCATCCGACTTCCTACATGCGCGTGGATGCAATTGAAGCAATCCAGCTGTTCGAATTGGAGGGTAAAGAGTGAACGAAATTCCCAACAACGTGTTCATGCTGGACATTGAAACGCGTGGAACGAAGCCCGGCTGTGCAATCGGCTCCATTGGTTGCGTACGTTTGTCCGACAATGCAGCGTTCTACACTCGCATGTATTGGGAGAAGCAGCCGGACTATACGGAAGATGAAGCCACGATTGCGTGGTGGAATACGCAGCCGCCCGAGCTGTACGAAGAAGCCATGAAAGGTACGGACGATTCGGAAACGCAGCTGCGCGAACTTGCGAAGTTCCTCATGTCGGGCGACAAACTTCCCATCATGTGGTGCAAGGGTACGGATTTCGACATTCCGATTCTTGCGGATCTGTACAAGCGTTACGGTATGGCCACGCCGTGGAAGTACAATGACGTTCGAGATTTCCGCACAGTGAAGAAAGTTTTCGCTTGGCCCAGCGCACCGCGCAGCGCTACGGAAATGCACAATGCAATCTGGGATGCCGTGCACCAAGGCGAAGAACTCCTGCGCATGGTCGCCACGCATTCCATCCAACTGGATTAACTATAATGAATCTTTCCTACTCATCGCTTGAAACTTTGCATTCCTGCCCACGAAAGTTCGAGCTGGAAAAGATGCTGGTTCCGGAAGGTGTACGTGATGAATCCTTGGATCTGATCGTGGGCAAAGCGACACACGCAGGTGTGCAGCAGATCCTCATGGGTGCATCGCTGGAGAAGGCTGTGTGGGAAGCGTACAAAGAATACAGTCTCATCCCGCAGATCAGCATCGAGGAAAGCAACAAGAAGAAATCTTTTGCCCATGTTGTCATGCACATTCAGAAGTTTGCAGAGTGCCCGCCGGAAAAGATTCAGGGCTGGCAAGTTGCATGGGTCAAGAATGAGCACGGCATTGTGCGTCCTGCAATTGAAATCGGATTCCGCATCACACTGCCCGGCGGATTCTTCTATCGCGGATTCATCGACGCAGTCTTGACCGATGGCTCCAGCTTCACCGCGTTGGAAATTAAGACGACAGGATTCGAGAATGCGAACCCAGCGCTGTGGCACAACAGTTTCCAAGGCATGTCATACGGAATGGTTGTGGATTATCTTTCCGGCCAAACGAATATGATGCAGCTTTTCCTCGCACTGGAATTTCCTAAGCTCGGCCAGACCGCGTTGGACTTCTGGCGCAGTGCGAAAGATAAAGCATCATGGCTTCCCTCGCTTGCAATGGATGTGCAAGCAATCAACACTTACAAGAAGCACAATCATTTTCCGATGCGCGGTTCGGCCTGCTTTAACTTCTTCCGCCCGTGCACGCATCTCGGCATCTGTAATCTTGCGCGCCCCACGGGCTACATCACGCCGAAGGAAGAACCAGCAAGCGCCTACGATTTCAATTTCACTCTGCAAGAACTTCTCCAATACTCTGAGGAACAGTCCAATGGAACACAGCAGCCGCATCGTCACTCAGCAAATTCTCTTGGCCACGATCGTCAGCAGGTGGAAGCATACGTATCCGCGTGAGGCTGTGTTGCACGATCCGCGTGGCGATGAGTTCCCTACGGTCAACAGCAAGGACATTATGCAGCAGCTGGAAGATGCAGAAGCGCGGGGCGAACTCACGCTGGAAACTGCGGCCCAGATTCTTCCGAACAAATCATGGCTCACGCTGATCTGCGATCACTGCTTGGACGATCAGGAGAAAGTAGTTTCCATGGGCCTTGGATTCTTCAAGCGTTACTACTGTCGCACCTGCCTGCACAATGCGTTGGAGGAATTCAACAAGTGAAGACTACGCCGGAACAAATCTTCGACTCGCTGGAACAGAAGAAAGAATTCGATAAGTTCGTGCAGGACTTGCTCCCGGAAAATGTGGAAGCCCTGACGCAACAGGAGCCGGAGCTTGAAGGCAAGACGCGGGAAGAACTTCTTCTCATGCTGCCGCCGGAACTTCGTGCAATGATTGCGCCGGTAAAAGGCTGGCAGCGTACGACGGCCCGGATGCGCAAGCTCATGAAGAAGGAACCCAAATACCTGTTCAAGAACACGGGCAATAAATCCTTCGCAAGGAAAGAAAAGGAATCCAAATGAACCTCAATGAATTCGCAGCCAAGCCTGCTCGCGGACAAAGCATTCTTCTTTACGGCGCACCGAAAGCTGGCAAGTCTGTGCGAGCTGCATCCGTGGCCAAGCATTTCTCTAAGGTGTTGTGGCTGGATTTGGAGAATGGAATCTCCTCCGTAGCAAAGACGGAAACGCTGACGCCGGAAGAAAAGTCGCGCATTCAAGTTCTGCAGATTCCGGACACGCAGACGAATCCGATTGCGATTGCAACCGTGATGAAGATTCTGAGCGGAAACAAGACGGAAGTCTGTGAAGCCCACGGTGTCGTGAACTGCCTGAGCTGTAAGAAAGAAGCCAAGCCGTTCATGACGTTCGAGATGAAGAACGAGACAACGGATACGGTGCTGGTCGTGGACTCACTAACGCAGCTTTCGCTTTCCGCTACGGCGCAAGTCGTTGGCCCGGACTTGGATAAAGCCACGGACATTCGAAACTTCGGGCGCAGCAACGATCGCCTGTCCATGGTGTTGAGTTTCATCCAGCAAGCGCCGTATCATGTGATCTTCATCTCGCATGAGAATGCGGTAGAGGACTTGACAGAAAAGAACACAAAGGATAAAACGGACGTCGATGTTGAGATCGTTCCGTTCGCAGGTACGAAGAATTTCTCGCGCAACGTTGCAAAGTTCTTCGGGCACGTTCTGTATTGCGAATACAAGCCGAGCGGATTTGCTGTTGGTTCTCACCAGAGCTATAACAATTCCATCCTCACAGGCAACAGGGCGAACATTAAATGGACTGCGGACACACAGCTATCGGATTTCTTGACAGTTGGAAAATAATCTTCCTGCTGGTAGGAATGTTGCTAGGGGTTTTCATTGGAGTCTTGGCCCTAGCAATCGTTGCAATCAACAAGACTTCACAGCTGGAAGATGTAGGCCGTAAGATGCACGAAGTAATCAATCGCAACACTAACCCGTAACATCAATCGCAGCATCAATCGCAACACTAACTAGGAAATACATACCATGGCCGCAAACACTTTCTCCTTCGACGACGCTCTCGACAACACCATCGACTCGCTCCCGGAAATCGCACCCCGCGCACATCTCCCGTCCGGCCGTTACATCGTGGAAATTCTCGACATTCAGCGCAAGCCGATCAAGGACAAGAGCGGAAACGAAAACGATTCCATCATCTTCAAGTACAAGGTTGCGGAAGTTCTGGAAATCGCTGACCCGTCGCAGACCGCGCCGGAAATTGGCACCAAGGTGGAAGAAGTCTTCAACGTTTCGGATGCGGATCGCGTTGGCTACTTCCGCAAGCATGTCACCAAGGTTGCGGGCGGCATGAAGCTGGGCGAACTGCTCACGAATCTTCCGGGCCAGAACGTCATGCTGACTTCCAAAGCGCGTCAGTACACGGATAAGGCTGGCGAATTGCAGTGGGGCTGGAACACCGCTGATGGCCTGAGCGCGCTGTAAGAAGTAAGAAGCATCACGCTGTAAGAACGTAACCTCTGGGGCGGTATGGGAATGAATCCTGTACCGCCCCTTTTTCTTGGAGATGAAGATGGAAAAGTTTCTCGTAATGGTTTCCGGCATTGGCCCTGTGGAATACGGGCACTATCATGAAGCGGTGGGATGCCAGAAAGATTATTGGGCAGCCGGGCACACGGCAGATATTTACATCCACAATGGAAGTGTTCCGGCACTGGCAAAAAGAACTGAAGACTTCGATGGCTTCGATGTGAACTCAACCAATGAGGCTCCGATTCCCGCACCTTCGACACATGATCCGGTGAATCATCCCAAGCATTACACCGCGCACGTATCTGGTGTGGAGTGCATCCAGATTACGCGGCACATGGGATTCAATCTCGGCAACGTCATGAAATACATCTGGCGCGCGGACCTTAAGAACGGCACGGAAGATCTGGAAAAGGCTGCGTGGTATTTGCTGGATGAGATTCAGAAGCGGAAAGGAGGCAGCAAGAAATGATCTATCAGCTCGTTGTGTGTATTGGAGTTTATTACGGCTCATGTGGAACTCGTGAAGTGCATGAGTTCACACAGCGAGCTGACTGTCTGGCTGCGGTGAAGAGCTTCAGATTTTACGGGGACCACGGGAAGCGCGGCGCAATGGCGTTTTGTTTGCCGAAGAAAGTGGAGGAGAAAGTCAATGGATAATTTGATTGAGAAGATTGCTCAGCTTGAGGCCGAGAACGAGCGACTGAAGTCCGAGCTATCCGCGCAAGTGCAATGCACAGTCTCGGAGCTAACTAAACGGCAGGGCGCCGAGGCCCGCTTTCAGGCGCTGTGCGAGGCCGAGCCGGTGGCGTGGAAGCTGACTAGGCAGCGCGACGGGTTTATCCGGGGCTGCTATACAGAGAAGCCGACGCATGAGCGGTTGCAGATTGCAGTCTTGGAGGGCGAGCAATACACCGCCCTCATCCCCCGCCCGAGCATAGAGAAGAAATCATGATTTACGCACCACATCAGCAGCGCGTTGTTGACGAGAAAGCAGAACTGGACGACCGGCTAGAAAAGCTGTGCTTGTTTAGCAACGGCAGAACTTTCGCAGGGCTCCCAATTGCTGAGCAGGAGCGCATGAACACCCAGCGGCATTTGATGTGCGCACTTAGCGCGGTGCTGGGCGCTCGCATCGCGGCGTTCGAGGAGGTGCCCCGTGGCTGATGTTTTCAGGGCCGTTCAGGCCGCAAAAAAGAATGCCGAGACTCGCGTATCCGAAGCCGAATACACGCTATTGATGGGTCGGCTTTCGGGGCGAGACTTCGACCTCATTCAGCGGGCTATCGACGCAGCACTCGCCGAGCAGCACGCGCAGGGCGAGGCGGTGGCTTGGTACGACGGCAACACGTTCTACGCAAACACCGAATCCGCCAGCATGTGCTGCGCCGATATGTCGAAACTGCGCCCCGTGTATTACGCCACGCCAGCCCCGAGCGTGCAGGATCGCCGTTCGCTGATCGAGATGGTGGATGCGGCTATGATCGAAATGTCCAACATTCACCCGCCGCTGAAGCGATCGGAGTGCGAGCGATTGATTCGAGCCGCCATGCTCGCCGTCGCGCCGGAGCCACCCCAATGAATCTCTGGACATCAGAAGAAAAGCAATACCTAGAACTTTATTATCGGAATCCGTATACGATCAAGCAATTAGCTCAGCAACTTTCGCGGCCCGAACTTTCTGTGCAATACAAGATTCGTTCCATGGGGCTGGCGCTGGATCGCAATCATAAAGTCTGGGCCGATGATCTGCTACACTTGTTGAAGATGCGCCATGCGTGCTATTCCATAAAAGAGAATGCGCGCTTCTTTCGAGTCTCGCTTTGGCAGTTGCGCTACAAGATTCGCATCATGCGCTGGACGCGGGAGAAAGCTGTAGCGTATGCGAAGTTCCATAACTACGAGGACGAAAGAATGTACTATCGTTACTGGCTGCAGGGAGAATTGCGAGATCTGGAGAAGCTGTACGGTACGACGTCCATGGAAGAACTCTGTCAGAAGTTCCGACGTAGCGAAGTCAGCATCTACAACAAAGCTTTCCGCTTGGGCCTGACCACGCAGCGTTCAATTTCATGGAAGGGCGTGAAGATGCAGAAGGTGAAATATCTGTACGCTACGCACACGGCGCTGGAAATCTCAAAGCTGATGAACACTTCACACATGAAGATTCACAATGTGCTGAGCAAGAGCAAGACTACGAAAGCCGTAGCACAGGAATACAAGAGGAAGTGGGATGAAGATAATCAAGCGCTTGTCCCTGCCGGAACCAATTACGAGCTCTGTCTCCGCGATTGAATTAGGAGATGCGCTTGAAAACTTCTTGCCTTCCCCCCAGCGATCCACCATTTTCTCCCGAGCAGGCGCTGCTTTTGCTTGCTATCTCGCGACAAATACAAGACTCGCCATGTACAAGCGTCACGGTTTCGTGGCGGGAACAGCCGGACTTTATAAGCAGGGCGCACAAGTCCCCTACGTATGTCTTTCCTGCGGGAATCGTGCCGTACCCTTCCACGTCGTAAGCTGCACCCAGTGTTACGCAGAGCCGGGATTCTCAAAAGAGATTCTGATCTTCCTCATTCGCATGGAAAAGAAATACAAGGAGCAACAAAATGCAGCAGCCCGTCGCACCAACACGTAAGCATAAGATTCTCGTCATCTATTCCGCAGAGCAATCTGCATTCCTCACACCGCTCAAGAAGATTCTGCAGAAATGCATGGGCGTGTACGTGAATTTCTGGCCCTGCACATTCGTACGTGACAGCGGCATGGCAGCGGAATCATACAAGAAGCTGGCCGATCAGCATGACTACGTGGTCTGTGCAAGTGAGAAAGTTTCCTTCCTTGTGCGGCCCGAAGGTGCATCGCATGACCAGTGCGCAGGTTCCATGTACGGGAAGATGCTGCTGATTCACAATCTGGAGCAGATTTATTCTGTTCCGTACATGCAGTTCCTAATGGAGCGATATCTCAAGAAGATCTTCCAGCCTTGGACGTTCTTCGCGTTTCCGCAGTTCACATGGAAGCGCTGCGAAACGCACATGGATGCGGAATACGCATTGGACTTCCTGCGCCAGTGTCCGCTTGTGAGCGTGGATATTGAAACCACAAAAACGGATCGAGCGCTGACGTGTATTGGGTTCAGTGGAATTACGCTGGTGCAGGGCGTGGCCACGCTCAAGACTTTCGTGTTCGACATTTCGATGCCTGAGTTCTGGATGTGGACGCGCGCGGTGCTAGCCACGCCCGGATGCAAAACGTTTCAGAATGGCATGTACGACAACCTGTATCTGATACGCTGGCAGGCACCGACCTACAATTGGGGCTGGGATTCCAGCTACGCATTCCATTCGTGGTATAGCGAGCTTCCGAAAGATCTGGGATTCCTCGCCGCATTCTTCATTCGAGATTTCCAATACTGGAAAACGGATGGCAAGACTGCACAGAACTTGGAAGAGTATCACAGGTACAACGCGAAGGACTGCTATACGACCTTGTGCATTTCCTTTGCGCAGCTTCTTGAAATGCCGAAGTGGGCCAAGGATAATTTCATTCTCAATTTCCCGATGGTCTTTCCGTGCATGTTGATGAATGCACAAGGGCTGAAGGTGAATGAAGAGAAACGAATCAAAGCCTTGCGCGCTGCGGAAGAGCGTGTGAAAGAGAACCGGCGCAAGCTCAGCGTCATGACATCACTGGAGGATTTCAATGCAGGTTCACCAAAGCAGGTGGCCCAACTCTTTTCATGTTTTGGGCTTGAAGGAAAGACGGACGAAAAAACTCTCGTGGCCTACAAGGGGAAGCACCCGATTCTTGCGCGCCTTGTTGACTCGATATTGGACGTGCGCGAGGATTCAAAAGCTATCAGCCAATACTTTAACCCTGAGCTTTGGCACGGGAGGCTTTATTTCAATATGCACCCCGCAGCGACAGAGACGTCGCGACTTGCTTGCCAGAAAAGTTCGTATTGGTGTGGAGCCCAAGTACAGAATTATCCGCCATACGCTAAGGTTTACATTGAAGCGGACGAAGGTCGTGTCTTTGTGGAGATTGACAATGAACAATCGGAAACTCGCTGCACAGCGTACATGGCGGAAGACTTGCAGCTAATCGCAACCGTGGAAAGCGACAAGGATTTCCATGCGCTGAATGCTACGAAGTTCTTCGGCGTGGACTACGAGATTGCGAAGAAGAAAACGGAAGACGGTTCAGATTCGCCGCCGCGCGCAATGGCCAAGAAGATCAACCATGCAGTCTCGTACAACATGGCAGAAAAGATGTTCGTGATTCAGGCCGGTGCGAAGTTCATGGAACAGGCGCGTCGGGAACTGAAGCTCGCAGGTGACTTGACGCATGAACAGATTGCTGGCATCCTGATCGGCATCTTCGACAAAGCGTATCCGATGGTGCGTGGGGAATTCCAGCGCAAGATCAAGATGGCAATTGCGTTCTCCAAGCGTCTCGTTTCCCCGCCGATTTGGAATGGCCTTTCGTGGACGCGTTGGTTCTTCAACGATCCAGCCCTTACCAAGCCGGCGCTGAATGCGGCCGTTGCGCACGGGCCGCAAAGTACGAGCGTAAGAATTGTGAACGAAGGCATGCTCAAGATTTACCAGCACGTCTTGTTTCTGCCTGATCAGCCGGTGCGTATGTCCGCGCAGATTCACGATTCGTTGCTATTCCAAATCAAAGAAGGTCTCGAAGGCGAATGGATTCCTAAGCTGCACGAATTCATGCGCACACCGATTCAAGTCCATGGGCGCACGCTCATCATTCCAACCGCACACAAAGTCACCGGCAAGTTCTGGGGCAAGGAGAAAAAATGAAATCCGCGCATGAACTCTTGCGAGCCTACAAGAATTATGTGGGGGCTTCCGAGGCGCCTACGGTTTTCAATCGCTGGAGTTTCATTGCGTGCTTGAGTGCGAACCTGTCGCGGAATGTGCAGGCTAATCTTGGTCACATCAAGATCATGCCGAATCTTTACGTGATGCTTATGGGCGAGCCGGCCACAAGGAAAAGCACAGCGATCAACATCTCGCGCAAGTTGTTGGAGCTTTCTGGTTTCAATCGCTTCGCACCGTCTCAGGCTACGAAGTCGGAATTCCAAAAAGACTTGGAAGCCTCCGGTGAGATTGATCTGGATTCCATCTCGCAGCTTTTCATTTGTGCGGATGAGTTCAACAATTTCATCGGAGAGCGGAATGGTCAGCTGATCTCCGTAATCATGGAGCTATACGATGCTAAAGATTCTTTCGACGCACGAAATAAAAACGGTAAGAGTTCAGTCATACCATTGCCCAGTGTGCAACTACTTGGTGGCAATACGCACGCAAACTTCGGCATCGCATTTCCTCCAACTATCATCCACAACGGGTTCCTGTCCCGCATGCTCCTCATCCATGGAGAACGCACCGGAAAGAAACTACCTTGGGGCTCTGTGCCGGATTCGCGATTGGAAACTGATTTGCGAGAGCACCTCGCCTCTATACGAGAAAACATTCGCGGAGCTATCTCGTACACACCTGACGCGATTCGAGGGCTGGAGAAAATCTACGAGAATTGGGAACCGCTCGATGATCAGCGTTTTGCGCACTATGCCCA